GGTCTGGTCGGGGATGTCGATGTCCACTCGGTCGTTTGTATCGTCCGGTGCGAACGCGCTGATGTCGGAGTCGGTCAACACCTTGCGCGCATACCCGGTGTTCGTTGCTTCGTTGGTAGTGCCAGCGACGAGCGCGCTTACCGTATCGAAATCGCGCAACGCCGTGTCGGCCTCAAGGCCTGTGGTCGCGAGCAGAATGATAATCAACGCCGAGTTGGCCGGATCGTTTAAGTCGACGCGGTTGTAGAGCTCGGCGACGCGCCCCTTTGCTATGTTAAAGACTTCGTTTCCCATAATTCACTCCTTGGAAAAATTTTCCTTCGTGTTAAGACGCCTTGCGATACCGCGCGGCAAGTCGCGCGTGAAACTTTGTCTTGCCGGTGTCCAGGATCTTGGCAACTTCCTCGTTGCTGATCTCGCTGAAGTCCTTGCCCGTCACCACGGTAAAGAAGTTGTCGACGCGGTAGCCTGAAGGGTTGGTAGGATCGGGCGACGGCTTGCCCTTGCCGACTTTGGCGACATGCGCCTTGGCCTCGGCTTCGCCGCCGAGTTTTTCGCCGGTAAAGCAGGAATAGTGCCCGGGGCCGCGAACCACGCGATATTCCATGGTTTGGTTCTCTCCCTTAACCACGAACTTTCCCGCGCTCGCCTCCAGCCAGCCTTCCGCAATGCCTGTCTCGATCAGCGACGGAGACCAGTGCTCCACCGCCTTGGCGCGCATCACGCGCACGCCGTTGACGTGGGTCGGCTTGCCCTCTTTATCCTTCGCGTAGAGTCTTTTCAAAAACATAAAACCTCCTTATTGAACCTGAATTGTTAAAGCTGTGGGAGCACCCGGCGTGCTCATTTCAAAGCGCACCGCGGCTTTGTTGATCTTGTAGCCGATAGTTTTCTGATGCCCGAAGCGCAGCTTATTGACGCCGTCGACTAGGTAGGCAAGCGGAATATCGTATTCGACCGTGGCGACCTTCTGCTGGTTGGCCGATGTGCCGACCGAGCCAAACAGCACAATGGGCCCGTTACCGTTGATGTATAGGTCGCCCTCGTCTGGATAGTCCGGGTCGTAGACTTCCAGAATGAGGATCGCCCGGCTTACACCGGCCGGCTTGGCGACCGTGATTTCCAAAGTCTTATACTCCGGCAACGTCGTCCCTTCCATATTCAGCGGCAACGTGGCCACCGCGGTGATCGGAATTGTCCCGCACCCTTCATTTCTGGCGGACTCGCCGCCGGCGTTGAAGGCCGTTACCGCAAAGCAAATCTGCGAACCCTCGTTCGCGGTGATCGAGGGAGTAACGAATTTCGTCTGGTTGGCGCCCATTTGTCCGATCACAGCGAAAGTGCCGTCAGCGGCCTTGCGATATAGCTTGAACCCGTCCTCGTTGTTGGAGTTATCTGTCCAGGTGAGGGTAAACACGGCCGGCCTGGGTTGAGCGGAGACAGATCCGGCATAGATGATCGACGCCAGAGCGGCGATGACGAGGCAACATAATTTCATAGACCCACCCTCCAAAAGATTTTCGGCAAACGATTTCAGACTGCGGCAGGCGTACCAGTAGGTGTCGGGCTTTAACCCGGGCGGCAGATCCAGCCGTTCACCCTTGACGCCGGTGCCGTGGGTCGCCATCAGATTCAAGGTCCGCACATGCTTGCTGTGACCCCTACTGTCCGACTGCTTCGCCGCCTCGACCAGAGCGCCTAATTGCAAGCGCGCGTCGGCTCGATCTTCGATGGTGCTGGTTTGGTGCCTGGTCTCGTCGACGTGATCGAGCGGCATCGCTAGGTCGCGCTTGTGGGTCCGCCTACCGTACCATCGGCTTTCCCAGCAGATATTCGATAGCTCGTTGAGCATGTAATAGCGCACCGATTTCGCCGGAAAGTAATTGCAATCGCTGTAACGCACGAGCGCTTCGCAACCGGATTGAAAAATATCTTGCTCGGCGGCGCGTGGATCGCCGAGTTGAAATTTGTTTTGCCAGGCGATCTTACGAGCCATCTTTTTCAACGTAGTCAAGTGATCCTCGACCGCTATCATCTTGGTCTCAACCTCGGGAATGCGGAGCCCGCCACAAAAAAAGGCCGGGGAGTTCTGCACTCCGCCGGCCTCTCAGGGCTCGTCAGGCAATGTTGTAAGCCTGGGCCTCTCAGGGCTCGTCAGGCAATGGTTTTAATTCGTCAGCGTCTCATGGCCACCGGTTCAAATGGCCGCAACGCGGACATTTGATTTCACCGCGCAACGTGCCGCGGAAGAGTAATCGTTGACACTTGCCGCAGCGGGTGTCGCGCAAGGCCACACCAGCCGCTTCGGACGCGCCGATATTATTTTGTCTCCCGTATAGGGGGGCGGGAGACTGTGTCTTGAGCTGCGTTTCATTGGCCATTTGTACGCCGCCGAGGAGAAAAAGTCCAACATTAAACGACTGCCGAGCCGGGGAAGCCGCGCCCGACGGTCTCGCTCATTTGGTACACGTTGACGGTCACCGACGCCTGGGGAGATCCGAAATCGGTGGTTTGCTGCGCCGCGCTGTAGGCGACCGTCTGCGCGCTTGCCGTGAGCGTCCGCACGACCGTTGAGCCGTTCAGGATGTCGATTTCATAAGCCTCGGTCGTTTCCCCCAGGGGCACGTCGACCAAGTCGCGCCATTCCTGATGCTCTCTGGTTCGCCGAATCCAAGTGATCGTGAGATTGTCCGAACCGTCCCGGCTGCCGGCGATGTGAACCGGCGCCAATGGTTTCAAGCTCGCGGTCATAGCGTGAAGTGAACCTCGTTCGCATCGGTGAACAGAGACCCCAACGAAGTCGCCCGGAAAATCTGCGGTGCGCCGATCTCCGATCCGGACGCGCTTATACGGTGCAGGGCCAGGGGATCGAGCACCACAAACGGCTCGCCGATCATGTGGTCGGCCACCGCAAACTCGCTCCCCCTGCGGCCGCGCAATAGGTTTGACAGCCTGTAGATGCCAGAGCCGAGAGCGACCGCCGTCGTCCACTGGATAATCTCGACGTCGCCGTTGATCTTAATCAGCGCCGCAGCGTTGGCGCCGTTGAGCACGTTGGCCTGGCTCTCGCTCGACAGCATGAAAATGTCCGGTCTTACCAGATGTACGTCGAGGGTGTTGACCGTGTCCCAGGTGTTTACATTGGCCGGGGGGAGCAGGGCAGTCCTGGCGTAGCCAATACAGCTCTGCACGTCCATGGTCGCGATGTCGGTATAGGTTTGACCATCATCTATTGACTTGGCGATGATGGCGCCTGTCCAAGGTGGGTTGTAGCCGCTGACTGCCAGATAGTAGCCGATCCCGTTGTCCTCGGGGCGCAACAGCACCGAGTCAAAAACAATCAACCGCGTCGATCCGGCAAGCCCGACAACCTTGGGAATAAGACCACCGGATGGCGTGCCGCCTAGCGCGACGTAACCGGAATAAAGGCCGGGGTCCTCGGACACTGCTTTCACCACTATGATTCCCGGTTGACCGTATTCCACGCCAGCCGCCCGAAAGCGCAGCGTGCGCGGGACCGCCACTTGAACTACCTCGGCCACACCCATCGCGCGCGCGCCTACGAGGGACACGCTAACCAGGGTCTGATCATCGATAACCAGAGCGTCGGCGCCGACGGCCGCCGTCCTGACAATCGACGGCACGTTGAACCGCGCGGATACCGTCGGTTGTCCGACCGCGAGCGTCCCGACCAGAGAGGCAGCAACGAGGGTGTTGGCGTCGACTACATAGTGGTCGCCCACCCCGGTCGAGGCATTGACCAGCGAGGGGGCCTGTAACGCGCGTCCGAGCGTTGGCGTGCCGATCGCCAGCGGGCCGGTTAATGATGGGATAGTGAGAGCTACGGCGACTACCGCGGCGCCAAGCGCCCGCGGACCGAGAAGGGAAATCGGGGCGATGACCGCAGGTATATAAACGAGCTGCGCGCCGAATTGGAGGATACGGGCGGCCAGGCTGGTTTCTTCACTGACGACCTGGGACCCCGCGACCGCGACTTGTGTTTCGATGTCGGTCTGCTCGGTGACGACCTGCGCCCCGGCCTGGGCGACTCTCGTTTCAACGTCGGTCTCTTCGGTGACGACCTGCGCCCCGGCCTGGGCGACCCGCGTTTCAACGTCGGTCTCCTCGGTAATGACCTCGGCGCCATGAACCAATATGCGCGTTTCTGTTGCCATTATTTAGATCGGCCGAGCATGGACACGCCGAGCGGGTTAGGGCCGCGGGCCTTGCGTTCCTCTTCTTCGAGCTCGGCGATGCGATCATTGACGGTCTTGGTGGTGGCCGCCAGCTCGAGCCGCTTATCCTCCAGCTTCGAGCGAAACTCTCGCAGCATATTGAGGGGGAGAGCCTTCAGCTTTTTGGAATCGTTGGGGATTTCCATCGTTTACTCCTGTTCTGGTTTGCCGACACTGGAGAGCCCCACCAGCTGCGGCGTACCGACCACGCCGCGGCGAACGTCGGGGGTTTTGTGAAACAGCCGCCTCAATCGCGCGTTCCAGCCCGCCTCCTTGCGCGCGGCGTCGTGTACGCGGGGGTCGTCAGTGAAGCCGGCCGGGAAGCCGGCGCGCAGGACGACCGCCTGGTCGAAGGTAATTTGCTCGACCTTCGCCACAGCTTCGGCGTGGCGCGCAGCCAGCTTGATCTGCGCGGCGAACTCGTCGGCCTGGTTCCACGGCATTTTCCAATAGTGCCCGCTGGCCTCGTCGATGATCACTACATGGGGGCCGTCGCTCTTGATGCGGATCGAGCTCATGGACGCATGACCTTGTTCGCGCCGTTGTCGAAAATAAACAGGATGTCGGTGCCCGTTGGCGTAAACGGCAGGCCGGTGATGGTGTCCCAATAAGCCCACAGCTTGCTTGTCGACGGCGTGCCGGTGTGCTTGTAGAGGATCGCCGACTCGAAACTTGCGCCCGACACAGCGGAGAATGTCACATCGCCGGCATCGAGCACGCCGGCCGTGTTGCTCTTACCGGAGAGAGCGCTCGAAGTCGCAATCACCGCGCCGCCTGTGATGTCGTCTAGCGCGTCGTCGGTGGTAAGGTTCGGCACGTCGACGCCGTGGTCGACGAAGAACAGCCGGAAGTCGTCCGACATCCAGTTGAACCCGCCGTTGCACATATTCTCCATGCCCTTGTCAAAAAATCCGTTTGCCATTGAAGCCTCCTAACTCTGTCGTTTGTACCCGATTTCGTTCGCGTTCCATTCAGTGGGCGTCCATGGCGCTGCGGTGTCGGGGTTGTCTTCGAACCATTCCTTGAACCAGCCGTTGCTCCCGAATGGTGGGTTGAAGGACGCGCCTTCGTAGTCGGTCCCACTCTGCCGATTGAGAAACCTAAGCGTTGCCGCGCCCGAGTCCTGCTTGTTGGCGAGCGCGATCAAGCCGACGGCGAGGATGGTCGCAGTAGTCGGCACGTTGCCCGCCGTAAAGGTGTCTTTTTCGCCGACGACGTCAGTCGAGTTGTAGTCCGCGGGGTTCGGCGTCGTTTCGTCCACCGTCTGAAAATTCGACCCGGACGATGGCGTCCAAGTAGTATTCGCGCCCGCCCCTGTTGGCGGGAAATACTCAACGCGGTTTTCACCTATCTGCGAATCGGCGTGAATCACGTCGCAGATGTCGGTGGTCACCGACCCATGCGAACCCATTTGAATGCCGATCGTAACCGCGTCGATTGATCCGCTGCCGACATATTTTGTGTCGAGTCCCGTAGCCGAAAAGACTAGAGCGCCATCCACCCACACGTCGATGGTGCCCGTCGAATCATGTATGACGACTTTCGCTTCAACGTGTTTCCATTGGCCAAACCCGATCAGCCCGGACGCTGACGTTGCCAACAAAACATCGTCGCCGCGGTACAGCTTGAACGAGCCCGCGTCCGTAATCGCCAGGTAACAGTGGACGTTGCCAGCCTCCCACCACTTCATCAGTCTGCACTCGGTCGAGAACGCGGCGCTGTACTTGATCCGCATTGCCGTATAGAACGTCGAACGCGCTGCGACCGGGTGCCCATAGTGCGCCGTTTGCCCTCCCGATCCGCCGCCCAGGACCATCCGCAAAGTCGGGCCGCTGTAGGGGCTGCTTCCCGCGTTGACCGTAGTCGTGAAGTCGACGCCTGCTAACTGCGTGAACGGGAAAATGTCGGAGAGGGTTTGGCTGTAACCGAAGCTCTCTGCCCAGTCTATTACCATGATTCTGCCTCCGTTAAGTCGTTACGCGCACCGCGTTGTTTGCGCCATCGATATAGATCAGCTTCACAGATCCCGGCGCAAGCGTCACGGTGGCGCCGGCCCCGCTGCCGCTCTTCAGGGTGATGTTATGACTGCCCAGGGCGGCATGTTCCACCATGCAAATTTTCCCGCGCCCGAGGAACGTCACCGCCCGCGGCGCCGTCATCGTGTCGGTAAATTTGAAATACACCGCGCCGTCATGCTGCGAGTCGGTGAGGATAATGTCGGCCGTGGTCACGTTGATGTCGAGCTTGCCCCCTAGCACGTTGTCGAGGATTAACAGGGCCGCGTTGTGCGTGACTTCTTTTTGTGACTGGCCGACGGCGATTTCTGGAAATTTGTAGTTTGTCGTGGTCATAGCGTGATCTCGAATGGATCGCCCGGCTCGATCTCAATGTACTTCCGGGTTAGTCGGATGGTCGCCTCGTTGCGCTCGAAGTGCAGCACCGGCAGCAGCCGGGCCGCCATTTGCTTCGCCGCGTCGTCGGACATGGACTCAGCCAAGCTGAAATCGATCATGTGCCGAAACTCGGTGATGATCTTTTCTTCATACTGGAGCCCGCGCTCATAATCCTTATCACGTTGAATGTATTGCACCCGCACCGTACTGGGCAACCGGCGCTCGTGAATCTGGTTGCGTTCGAGTCGATCAGGCACCTGCTCACCGGGCTCATAAGCCGCAAGGTCGGTGAGCGGGATAGTGAACGCGACCGGCCGGCCGCGCTTGCGAAATTTGAGTAAGCCGCCGCTCTCCACCGGATCAAAAAAGTAGTGAGGCATGAGCGGGGAAATCCAATTCGCCATCGTCATTGCCGCGTCGCGACCGTAGCCGTCGACGCAATCGGTGAGCTCGCTCACGTCGAAGCGCGTTTCCTCCATGCCTGCGATGCGGCACGCGTCGCCGACAATCTTGGAGAGCGGCACACATTGCGACACGCCGGCGGGCACCACCTGAAAAAACTCTCGGTTTGGCGCACCGTAATAAAAGATCCCGTCTTTGTAGATAAGTTGGCCGTTGATGAAATTCACCGAGAACGGGTTCGGCGAGGTCCCGATGAGAACCGCTTTCTTATTTTCGAGAGCGTAAAAGTTGACCGGAGCACCTGAGCCAAAGCCGGTTTGGGTGAAGTACATTTCCTCGTCGCTTACGAGGTCGAACCCCGCCAGCTTTTCGACGCCGAGATCCCAAATCTCCAGCACGGTGAAATCAACCGGGTCGATTTTGTAAAGTATCGAGTTTGGGGCGCCGAATAAACTTGTGATTCCATGAGAATACAGGCCATACAGGAAATTGTCGCTCATCCTGAGCACCTGAATTTTCGGCGCCGCCACGTATGGCGCCGGGAAGACGATGTCGGTCGCCATCGATGGAAAGTCGATAAACGCGCCGTCAGGAAAACCACCCATGCCAGGCACCCACATAATGAGCCGCCCTAGCTTGTAAACCCAGGTTCCGCCATTCCCACCGATCACGCCCGGCAGTACGCCGATGAAGATCTCGCGCCATTCGTTATACAGGAAAAAATGAAAACCGAATCCGCTGTGCCAAATACCGGCCGGAACGTCGCTTTTCCCAGCCCCAAACGGATAAATAATATGGCCTTCGACCGGGTCGCTCAATTTTTCATATTTCAGTTCTGGAAACGTACCAACAGGCGTGTGCCTGACCCAATAATACGCCTCGGGATTGCTGTAGGTGGCCGACGCCATCGCTAAATGTTCCGAGTCTGCCACAAGACTGAGGACCTCGTGATTGTCATCGACATGATTCCAATCGCCGACCCATACCCAGGCGCTGCCAATGAAGGGCGGTTGGTTAGGTCCAAACGTCCGCATATGCTCGCTGCCGTCGTCGTAGACTTCGGCGACGGCCTGGGGAATTTGATTGGCGTAGTCGGCGAGCTCGAGCGCGAGCGCGGCCATAGTCACGACGCCACGGTAAGCTGGAGTTCTGCCGACGCCGTGCAGCAGCTCAAAGGTAGCATCGGGGAGCTGGTCCTCCGCGCCCATCATGAATTTGAGCCGGCCGCCCTTGATCGCCGCCGCCGATGCAATGATCTCCGCGAGGGTTGCATCGGGCGACATATTGCGGCGCAGCTTTCCTTGAAGCCAAACCCGCAAGATGCCATCGGCTTGCCGGCGCCGTAACAGCCACAGCGCGTCAGCCGAGTAAGTGTAATAGTAACCCGATGGACTCGCCGACATGCCCTTGCCACCGACGGAATGCTCGACCGCTCGGATGTCGCTTGAATCGATCAATAGCCCGGGCACCGGGAACGTCCCTTCGGTGTCTGGAATATCCTCCCCGAAAGAGTGCGAGGTGACCTGGAGATCTTCGAGTTTCGGACCGATCAGCTGGCCCTTTTCCGGGAACAACAGCCCGCCAACGATGCCGCTGAGCAGGCCGCCGATCGCGCCGCCGATCGGACCGCCGAAGTATGATCCGGCCATCGTAAACATAGACTTGATCATCATCTGGGCGGCAAAGACCGAGTCGGGGAAGATGAGCAAGCCGGCGACCGCGCCCAAGGTGATGTAGATTATTTGGCTTTTGGTTCTCACTCTAACCCTCGAAACTTGTAATAGCGCCGGATGCGAGTCTTGATCCGGTCATCGAGCCTCTGTTCGACCACTTTCCCGGCGCGGCCCGCGCCCCTGGCGACGTTGCTGTGGGCGTGGATCAGCGTGCCGCAATCGGTGAGAATGCCGACATGGCGCGGCTGCCCGCCGAGGTCGGGATCGGCCATCCACGGCACGTCACCCGGTAGCTCGGCGCCATGGGGCACCCGGTCCATGTGCTCGTCGAGCCCTTTTTCCATCGCGCTCGGCACCGGTAACGGCCCGTAGCCCGCGAAGTCCCACTCTGGCGCGATCAATTTCATTTCCTTCGCGACGCCGACGACCAGCCCGATGCAATCCACCCAGCGACCCTTCTCCCTCCCCTGGTGCCGAAAGGGTGTGTCGAGCCAGGTCCGCGCGGCCTCGATTACTTCACCGCGCGTAGCCATGGGCGGACCTCGTAGGGTTGCACGGTCAAGTCTGGCTCGCGCTCCGTGTCACCTTCAATCAGGGTAAGCCCGTTGAGTATGTAAGCCTGGGCCTTGTCCCCGTAGGTGTCCGGATCGTCCCACCCTATGCGCGCGGTCCCGCGCAAGCGCATGGGTGGGCCGTTGAGCCGATGGCCGACTAGGTCGAAGTCCGGTTGTTCATAGAAATGCATTCCGGCATGTCCGGCCCCGCCGACGCATTGCGCGTAAAACGGCGCCAGGATGCCACTTTGAGTCACGGCGATTTTAGCTTCACAGCGCATGGTTACACCGGTTGATCGGGGAAACGGATTGCGCGGTGAACGCCAGGCAAATAAGGCTCGCCGCGGAAGTTATGGACGTTGTCAAATTTATCGATGCAAGTTTCAACGCGCTTGTCGCAGCCAACCTCCACGATGTAGCTCTGCCCGACGCTGATGTCCCGATAGGTGGAGTCGCGCAGCGTGAACCCGGCCGGCCGCCACTGAATGCTTCCATCCGGGGTGTTGTTCGATATGGGCTCGGTCACGGTGACCCGGGTACGGTTCGGACCCGCTTCGTAGAGCACCGCGGTGACGGTGTATTCACCGTCTTTGGCGGTCGACCCAAACAGGGTAATGATGTCGCCAATCTGAAAGTTTGCCGTTTGATCGCCGGTCACATAGAAGTAACCGCTAACGGTGTCAACCAGTGTGATTGGATAAGACGCGCGCAAGTAACTCTTGACCTCGCTAGAAAATCCCGCGTTCGGCCCGTCAAGAAACGTCAAGAGCCCATGCGTAAACCAGCCTGTTGGTTCGACGCGGTTGTAGTCGGCGAACTGGCGGCGATCTGTAACCGATGTAATGGTGCCGGGTTTGACTAGCGCTTGGCGCGCTTCCCAAGTGACGCCGCCGTCGGACACCGTCCCGCCCAGGACCGTCGGCCAGGTCGGTTCGGTGAGGCCGGTTTGCCCCGCGGTGAGCGCCACATAATAGAAACCGTTATAGGTCGAGGGTTTGACGATCATGCCGACGTTGGCATCAAAGGGAATACCCGCGGCGTGTTGCTGGAGCGGCTGCCAGCCGACTGGATCGAGTCGCACCTTGCAGCCATAGCGGTCGTTCCACGTATCCTGGATCCGCGTTCCCAGCTCTGCCCTGCACGTGACCGAGCAGCGCGGCCCCTGTTCTTGAGTGAGCAACGATTTTAAGCCGAGACCTTCAGCCATGAACGCTTGATCGCCCCAGCGGATGTCGCCCAGGCGTCCATAGAGCAGGACGTTTCGACCCTGCGCGAGATTCTGATAATTGACTTCGAAGTGCTCGTACTCGGCGCCGCTGTAGAGTCCCTCCTCGATGTCCTGGGCGACGATCTGATCGCTGTCGAGCAGGGCCTGGACCTCGCGGCTTGAGACACTGAAATCCGATGTCGCGGCCGCCGCCGTGGGCACCGACCCTGTCCGCGCATGGAGTCTAATATTGTTCCAGATTAAATCTCTCTCAAACGACGTGAACCCCAGGCACCGCCGCGCCTCCCCATAGCTCGTGCCTACGAGGTAGGGACTATAGGCCGTTGTGTCGACGTTGATTTCAAACTCCGTCGGTGACAGTACCGTGACTTGAAAATACAGCTCGCTGACGTTGCCGACAAAGTTGACCTGGGTCATGCCCTCGATTTTGACAAATTTCACCACGTCGCCGGTCTTCAACCGATGCTGCCAGAGAGT